GGGCCGTATCCTTTTAGGATACCGACTCCCTCCTCTCAAAGTGCAATCCCCATCGTAAAGACCATCCAGATAACTGGGGTCTTCGACGTGAAGGTGTACTCAGAGAGAAAAGAGTCGATTCTGGGGAGGTAACGGGCAAACTTCGCGTCAGCTGAGGTATCGTCCTCATCAGGAGGAAACCTCACTTCTTTTTTTCGAATATCGAAATAAGAAGCTGGCCGTTGCGAACCCGTTAATAGGAAGAACATCCCCTTCAATCCTCGAGGAAGCTTCGATTGCACGTCGCGCAGAGCATCATACTCCCGCTGACGAGCGCCTGGGATCTCAACGAGAGTATCCCTAAGTGCTCAGAGCAAGGCGTATATTGCTCGAGCCAGGGTTGATCGCCCTTTCTTCGACAATGAGCTAATGAACTCATAGTCGGGGAGAGAGTACAACCCTTTCTTAGGTCCTTTCGGACCATCAACGAGCCATGAGGCAGCACTCAGGAAGTGAATTCTAGGTTGAGAAACCTGGAACCACAGCCAAAGTTTTGCAGCCTTGTCTAACCGGAAGTATTTTACTGCCGGCGACAGGGCCAGTCTCAAATGAGCTCGCATTGAGCGAGGGAGTAATCCCTTACTCAATAGAGGTGTGGATTTGACTCACCCACCCCTTGACATTAAGAGTCGGCTCTGCTTTGCAAATGTGCCATCTGTTCATCCTCTACGGAAAAGGCGATCCGCCATCTCGATCCTCATAAAGGGAGTAGCACAAGCTAATTCTTCCTTTAATGAGATAACCGAGAGGCAAAGTCCTTCCATAAATGTCTGATTGGCGAAATTGAAAAGGGCAGGTGGAATATTTCCCACCTGATCCAAGATCGTTTCGTCTGACACTCATGCACCGGTAACTCTACTTTGGTAAGCTTTACGTAGAGCGGAAGAGGGAGAAATGAAGGATTTTGGTAAACCAATAGGAATACCAAATCCTTCACATATCCTAACATACTCTTCAGCGATACGGGGGTCGAAGATGACGATGTCGTCTCCGAGAACTCCGTAGAGCGGAAGAGATATGTCAATTCCAACTCTATGCATAGCAAACCGCACTAAAGCGTGATGCACGAGGGCTAGAGAAGCCCAAGACCCTAAACAACCCATCGGTTGACCGCGATTGTAACGATGCATTAATTGCTCGTTCCAACCCTCGGTCGTATAACTCGAACGGGTCGTTTTGGTCAGGGGCTCTCTAAACTCCCGATCCACAACAAAGTTCAACCATCGTGAAAAAGGTTGATCGAAATGATCGGCGATCAGAGCGTGATATAATTCAATTGGAATTAGATCCGTTGCTGCTCGCAAGTCATAACTGTATGCCACTTTATGTTGGCATGCGACCATTCGATTGACCAATCCATCTTGGTCGAATGTCCCATCCACGGCAGGAATACTCTTTAAAATTTTAAAGAATAAATCGTGCCAAGGCTGGGACGCTCGTTGTGTCCAATAATCGACAATGGCGAAAACACGGATTTTACCCGCGGCCTCCACCTTGGTAGCAAGTTTGCCCAAAAGTGGAGGTCTTTTCAGATCTAGGCCGAAGAAAGAAAGATTATCCAAGTTTTTCTTTATTCGGCCCGCCATTAAGCCCATCCCTTGTAACTCCAGCAGTTCCAAAAGTTCCCTTGCCTTTTCCGGATACTTTGCATATGCCAGAAGGCTATACATCGCATCTAGAAAGGAAATGGGATGATTTGGACCTGCTTTTGTTACAAAGGGATAGTCGATATATTTTGCACCGTCAAAACCCCGATCCTTACAAGGGATCGATAATCAAAATTTCTGCGAGAAGTTTCGGAAATCCTCAAGCATACTCTGATCATTACCGGCCTCTGTAAAGTTAGGGGCTTTTATGGTTTCAAAAGAACCGACGCCCTTACACTTAATGGCCTTATAAGCGTTAAGGATTGAACAGACAATCCGAATCCATACGACATTCTTACGGCGGATCTCGACCCTCAACGAATGAGGAAGTCATCGCGGAAGGCCGTGCCGAAGACCAAGCGTCAATCCTAACGGCCTAGTGTCGTTACATGGATTTGATGAAAGGTATTGAAGCACCACGACCAGTGATACTTTCAATATTTTCACGAGGCCCGAAGTCCCGTATTTGGCCCTCATTTTATCGAGGCGTGTTGCTATCGCAATTAAGCGGTAGCAGCGCGCCCGGGACACGGGGTAACCTGCCCAGAATAAGAGGGTGTTCCCTCATCTGCGGAAGAGTTCCAACGTGTTTCCACGATGGAGTGAGACCATCCCCTCTTCAGAAAAGTTCGGAAAGAGACGTCGGACAGAGCCATCATTTTTGGCTCCACCCGACACTCTTTCCGCGAACCGAAGGAAGAGTGGGGGGGAATTTGGGGAGGTATCGTCAGTTGAGTGGCTATCGGGAGTAGGTCTTTTAGACCCAGGTCTGGCCAAGACCTCAAGTGTAACATCATTTGAGATTGCAACCAACCTCTCACGATGGTACTCCTTTTCCGATAGGTAAAGGAGACCCTCAGGGTCAAGTGGATCTACTATTACGTAGAGCTTACTTGCCTGGCGATCCCAGTCGATCTGGGATAAGAGTTCCTTCCGAGTCTGTAGAACAGGAACGGAGGTCGAAAAGAAGCGAGTTGAACCTAAGGGTAAAACTCGCCCACTTAGGCCACGGTCCCCCACTAGGGGATACACCGTACCTGCTTTTAGATGCAGGTGAACTAAGGAAAGAGAAAGAATTATGTTTTTCATGGTTCTTTTAATTTTCTTAGTCTCCCAGATTGCATCTGGAAGACGGGCAAGAAAGGGACTCTCGTCCCATTCTCACAAGAGGACTGCGGTATTCTCCTTACGGAGAGCCGTAGGCCGTCCCATCCTACGCTACCTTCTGGTGATTTCACCCAGGCATGCTAGGATCCTTACACCAGCCCGCCCTTACTCTGTTGATTGTGTGGTTCGCCTCTATTACAGTCACAACGGTGACCACAAGAGGACCCGCCAGTCGATAGAAGGGTATCCGCCGAAGCGAGGGACCTGTCTATTTCTTGTCTTCAAGAAGGTCTAAGACCAGATGAAGAATACAAGAGGAGGTAAGCTCTTCGTTTCAGGCATTCTTTACTAGCTTGAGATTTCCTCAAACCAGGAGCAATACCTGGCTTCTCCCTATCGATTAGGGTAACCTAGTCGTTAGCTACAACCTCTTAAGGCCTATTGCACCCTAGAGTGGTCAAGTGATCATTCGAAGTTTTGTAATAGGTCTTGAGGGCCACACAGTGTCAACAGGCAGGTATGGGGGATGGATACCTTTTAACGTAAAGGCTGAACGAGATGCC